TATCAGGAGATATCGACGGAGGACTTACATCAGGACTTACAGTTCTTGCAGGTCCATCAAAACATTTCAAAACATCATTTGCTTTATTAATGGGCGCAGCCTATCTTAAACAATATGAAGATGCAGTAATGTTATTTTATGATTCAGAATTTGGTTCACCACAGTCTTATTTTGAATCATTTGGTATTGATACATCAAGAGTATTACATACACCAATCACAGATGTCGAACAATTAAAGTTTGACCTAGTGGGCCAACTCGAAAATATCGAAAGAGGCGACAAGGTAATTGTTGTTATTGATTCTATTGGTAACCTTGCCTCTAAGAAAGAGTTGGAAGATGCTCTTAATGAAAAATCCGTAGCGGATATGACAAGAGCTAAAGCATTAAAGGGACTGTTCAGAATGGTTACTCCTTATCTTACTATGAAGAACATCCCTTTACTTGCTGTTAACCACACATATCAAGAGATTGGATTGTTTCCTAAAGCAGTTGTTTCAGGTGGTACAGGTATCTATTACTCAGCTGATAACATCTGGATTATTGGAAGACAACAAGATAAAAAAGGTACAGAAATTCAAGGGTATCACTTTGTAATTAATGTAGAAAAATCTAGGTTTGTAAAAGAAAAATCTAAGGTGCCAATCTCAGTATCATGGGAAGGTGGTATCGAACAGTATAGTGGTCTCTTAACTGTCGCTCTTGCTGGTGGATATGTAACTAAACCAAATGTTGGTTGGTATGCTTCAGTTGATATGAAGACAGGAGAAATCAACGATACAAAAGTAAGAGAAAAAGATACTCTTACTAAAAAGTTTTGGTTACCAATATTTGAAAATACTGACTTTAAAGAGTTTGTTAAAACATATTATTCAATTGGACATAGACCAATGATTGATATTGATTTAGATATTGATGTGCAAGAATAATGTATAACGTAAGCGAAAAAGACTACTCAATTGTAGAGAATGAGAATAGTCCACTCAGCGGAGTTCTTCTTAAAACTGGAACATGGAAAGGTGTTATGGTAGTTTATGGACAAGTTGGTATCAAAGAAGATCCTAACCTAGATATGGCTACACTTAGTTTTAATTATACAGTACAAGATCCAGGAGATTTTAGTGTAGATGAACTCGATCAAGATGAATCATTCAAAAATTATCTTGGTGCGATACTACAATATATAATAACGGATTCTTTGGAATACGCTAAAGAAAATAATTTATCAACAATAGGAATTGCTAATGACGAATCAACTACCGACTCACATACTGAATCATCTTCTTAATAACGAAGAGTATTGCAGACGAGTAGTACCATATTTAAAAAATGAATATTTTGAAGGTACACATAAAACGGTATTCGATCTTATTGTCAACTTTGTAAGTAAACACAATAAATTACCAACATCAAAAATATTAGAGCTTGAACTTAAAAAGATCAATGCTCCTGAAGATGTATTAAATAATGCATCAAGATTGGTAAATGAAATTGCTGAAAAATCAGATATTGATACAGAGTATCTACTTGATGAATCAGAAAAGTGGTGCAAAGAGAGAGCTGTCTATAATGCTATCATGGATTCTATACAAATCATTGATGGTAAAGACAAAGAACGAAGTGAAGGTGCTATACCTGAAATACTTTCGAAAGCTCTTGGAGTATCATTTGATGAAGCAATTGGTCATGATTATATTGATAACTCAGACGAAAGGTTTGAATTTTATAATAGAAAAGAAGATCGTATACCATTTGATTTAGATTATTTTAATAAAATAACAAAAGGTGGTCTACCTAATAAGACACTTAATATTGCCTTAGCCGGAACTGGCGTAGGTAAGTCATTATTCATGTGTCATTGTGCAGCATCAGTTCTTAATCAAGGAAAGAATGTTTTGTACATTACAATGGAAATGGCTGAAGAACGTATCGCTGAAAGAATCGATGCTAACTTAATGAATTTGCCAATTGAATCTCTTGGATCATTATCTAAACATGTATTCGATGATAAGATTGGTAAGATAGCAAAAGCATCAGTAGGTAAACTTATTGTAAAAGAATATCCTACTGGCTCAGCTCACACTGGTCATTTCAGAGCTTTACTTAATGAGTTGCGACTTAAAAAGAACTTTAGTCCTGATATGATCTATATTGATTATTTAAATATTTGTGCATCTTCGCGTATGCGAGGGATGGGTGGAAGTATAAATAGTTATACCTATATTAAAGCCATCGCGGAAGAACTTCGTGGATTGGCTGTGGAATTCAATGTACCTATAGTATCGGCAACTCAGACTACAAGGTCTGGTTTCAGTAATACTGACGTCGGTCTAGAGGATACATCTGAATCATTTGGTTTACCTGCAACGGCGGATCTTATGTTTGCTCTTATTTCAACAGAGGAACTTGAAGAACTTGGCCAAATAATGGTAAAGCAATTGAAAAATCGTTATAACGATCCAACCAAATACAAGAGATTTGTGGTTGGTGTAGATCGTTCCCGCATGAAACTATATGATGTAGAGGAGTCGGCTCAATCAGATATTATGTCTGACATGATACCAGATAAGCCGATAAACAAGTTTGGTGAACGAGAAAGTAATGACTCGTTTGCTGACTTTAAAGTATAAAGGAGAAATATATGGATATGTTAAATACAGCAAAAGCATGGGTAATGGAAAGATGGGCAGAAAGAACATCTTGGGACGGCGGAGTTATCGTCGGACTATCATTATCTTACCTACTCTTAGGTGGCTTAGTCGACCTATTTGCATGGGTAGCACTTGCTTACGGTGTATACACTTTTATTGCAAAAGAAGTATAATAACCTTTAGTTATGACAATTCGTGGGGGAGTTTCATACTCCCCTTTTTAAGAACAACACTTTTCTGTTAAGTTTTTTCAATTTTTTTCACAAAAACCGTTTACAACTACTCCCAACTATGGTATAATATAACTATAAATTGATAAGGAGATAATATGTCAAATTTACAAAATGAAATGGTTAAAGAGCAAATCTTGGCCGATGTCTTAGAAATGAATACTTCAAGTATTCTAAAAGAGCTTGATGGCGGTAAAATGCTACCAGGTATGTGTGAATCTTTCGATATGAGAGTTGCTATGACTGATAGAGATGTTGTGGTTAACAGATTGGTCGAAAAAAGATTTGAAGAAATGGAGGTGCTACATGGTTAATGGTTTAATAGGTACACATCTTGCTACAGGTCAAACTGTAGAGATTGAATTAGATCTTGTTGAATTGGCTCTTGCTAAATCAACTCAAGACGAAGATTGGAATCTACTTAATGATTCTATTAGATTCAAAAATGGTTTTGGTATCATAGGTGAAGTTGAACTTGACTTCATTATAGAAAATGGTGCAAGGAGGATATTCCACTAATGAGAGGCTCACAAAATTATGTAATGACTGCACACACAAAAAGTGCAGGTGATATGCTTGAACTTGAAACAGTTCGTAAAGTAGTTAAAGTTATTAATCAAGAAAATTCTTACAAAGAATCATTAACTCAATATAGATTTGATAATGGTTATTCTGTAACACAACCAACAAAGCTTCCAAGATATTATGTCAAATGTCAAGGACGTGGACCAAGAACAAAATATGCAAGAGCTGAAGGAAGACATCCTAGAGCATATGACAGATCAATACCTTTATCAATAGCGGAGAAAATGGATGTATATGTATACCAAAGATGATGTTTCTTTTAAAGTAATTGCCACTGAAAATGAAGAAGTGAAAGCTGATTATATTTTTGATCACCTTAAAGATGCAATTATATTTGAAGAGCAAATGCGAAAAAAAGGTTTTGATACGCATGTAGAACGAGTACTTCTTTAATGGAGTACTTTATTCTTGGCTGTATTATATCAATTGCAGCATATCAAGCATTTCAAATTGGCATACGTGAAGGTGCTGAAAGAACAATCCGAAAGCTTCACGAAAAAAAGATTATCAGCGTAGACAGGGGCGGAGAAATTTCGCCCAATATGTTTTATAAAAAAGATAAAGTTTAAAAAGTTATAAATAGATATTTACATTTACATAAAAGTAAGGTATAATAGCTCTATGAAACGTTTTAAATCCTATTTAGAAGAACAACTACAATTCACAGTGTTAACACACAGTGATTTAACTAAGTATCTTAAAAAAGGCAATTCCGCTAGACTTGACACATTCTTAGATAAAATTAAAAACAAAAAAGAATTCTTAACTACTAAAGGTGAAGTTATTATTAAAGATAAAGTTCCTGATAGAGAAGAATTTAGTAAGCCAGGATTTAAATTTACATTTAATACTACTGGTGGCAATGTACAATATCCAGGAGATTTTTTAAAGACACCTGAATTTGGTGGTAAAGGAAAAGGATTTGGCACAGCAGCTGAAGATAGATACTTAGCTTCTTTTAGAGACGAACTAGAAAAAGTTATGGAAAACGAAGAAGACGGAGCTCTTGATATGTTAATTGGTGGTAGAAAAGTTGTAGTATCTGGTGTCGGTCAACCAAAAGGTACTCCAAAAGCTGATTTCTTTTTACTAGATGATATGGGAGAACAAGTAGCTTGGATATCTCACAAAGCTGGTTCTAAATCAAATGACTTTCAACAATATGGTGGATTAACATCTAAAGGCACAAAGGGTGTGTTTGATAGAAGTAAACAAGTCAATGCATTTATAGATAAATTAAAAGAATTATTTCCAGATGGAATGAAAAGCGGAGATTCAGTTAAAAGAGATATACAACTCAATGGAGATGGAAAGGATATCGTACTTAAATCAATATATGGTATAGATTATGGTGGTAAGCCTGGCCTTAATAATATTGATGAGTTTCATCAAGGAACAATGAAACTTAAAAAGAATGGTAAATATTGGACTATAAAATCAAACCATCAAGCTGAAAATGGATTTATACCAAAAGATGATTATAAAGCTATATTTTATGCAAGATATTCAAGTGATATGAATCATTTTGGTATAAAAAGTTGTAGAGCAGGAATCTTTACATCAACAAGACCAGCTAAAAAAACGAAATTTGTATAATGAAATCACTAACTAATTACTTAACAGAAGCCGCTGGCAAGAATACTCATATGACTCATATTGAAGATCTTGTTCTTGACGGAGGAGTTAAGGGAGCTCGCCAAGCTATCCTAGCGCTAAGATCATTGAGGGATATGTTGAGCGGTAACACCAAAGCACCTGTAGATGTTACTGTCAAGTGGGACGGAGCTCCCGCCTTATTCGCTGGAGAAGATCCAAGAGATGGACAATTCTTTGTAGCAAAAAAAGGTAT